GAAAAACAGTTTGAGCGGGGGGGGGGGGAGCGAGCCAGTATATTTTATCGGTGGAGCTAACGACGGCAAGTTTATGGGCGTGGCTAAATTTAAAGCCCTAACTGAGCAAAAATCGCCTATTAAGGCGATATTAACGGGAGTGGTAAAAAGGATTGGGGCGTGAGATGAAAGCCGTATATATCACGATAGCCGAAAGTGGAGCGAGCATAATCGCAAAGGTAGCAGACGAAAACAAAAAGATACTTGATAGCTTTGAAGTAAGTCGTAAGGACGCAAGCGGTGTGCTTGAAGTAATGAGAAAGTGGAACGAGAAGCACAAGGGCGAAAAGGAGGCTAGCCTTGATATATAACGCTGCCCCTTTGCCATTTCAAGGACAAAAAAGAAACTTTATTAAGCATTTTAGAGAGCTTATAAAAGACGAGTTTAGAGCGCATCGGAACGGAGTTTTTATTGATGCTTTTGGTGGCTCTGGTCTGCTTAGCCACAACATAAAACAAATTTATCCAAACGCAAGGGTAATTTATAACGACTACGATAATTACAGCGAGAGGCTGGCAAACATAGAGACAACAAACGAGATTTTACAAGCAATAGAGCCTATCACAAAAAAATATAAAAAGGATGAAAAAGTAAGTGGAGAGGATAGAGAAAAAATTATAAAAATCATAGATGAGTATATAAAGAGAGGATATTTCATCGACTGGACAACGCTCAGCTCAAAGCTTCTTTTTGGTGGAAAATATGCTCATAATGAAGATGAATAAAAAAAAAAAAAGACGTTTTATGTAAAAAACCCCAAAACGCCTTTACGTCAAGCAGATGGTTATTTAAAAGGCGTTGAGATAGCCCATAAAGATGCAATGGAGCTGATAAAAGAATTTGAAAATAAAGATGTTGTATTGGTTTTAGACCCACCATATTTACAAACAAGCAAAGCAGGCTATAAATGCTTTTGGGGCTTAAGAGATTTTTTAAAGCTAATTAGACTAGTGCGAGAACCTTTTATATTTTTCTCAAGTGAAAATAGCGACATTTTGCCATACATAGACGACCTTATAGAGTATGGCGATGAAGTTTTTAAAGGATATAGCCTAAAGCAAACAATTTTAACTAATGGGCAAGCGAAGACCGATTATATGATCTATAAGAGCGGAGTAAGGGGGCTATTTTGAGATTAACTAAAAGCGAAAATAGAGCCTACCAGCTAAGACTACTTGAAGCATACCCACTTTGCCAAATATGCGAGAAACAACAAAGCATAGAGTGCCACCACGTAAGATATGGCAGTTTTGGAGCAGACAAGGACGATAGCAAGCAAATAGCCGTTTGTAGAGAGTGCCATCAATGGTGCCACGCACACAAACACGAGAGCATAGAAAAATATGAGGAGGTAGCCGATGAAAATTGGCAATGTTTCGGAGATCGTTAGGAGTAAATATCGCAATAGAAAAGTTAAAGGCTTTGATAGTGCCAAAGAGTGGCGTAGAAACCAAGAGCTTGAAATTATGCAACGAGTAGGCGAGATAAGTGAGCTAAACCGCCAAGTGCCCTTTGTGTTAATGCCTAGCTACACTATAGCAGATGAAACAACCAAGCAAGGCTTTAGAACGATACGTGAGATCAGATACATAGCAGATTTTACATACCGCCTTAAAAATGGCAAGCGGATAATAGAGGACGTAAAGGGAATGCAAACGGACGTTTTCAAGATAAAGCGAAAACTGCTAGAGAGAAAAATAGCCCTTGGAGTGATAGAGGGCGAGTTTAGGATTTATTAGAAAAATGGATTTGCCTAATTTAAAACATTTAGACGTATTTTATGCCGTGCTTGATAAATTTTACCCAGACTGGGAAAAGAGAGAGGATCACTATTATTTAACGGAAATTTCGTTTTTAATAAGGGAGGTATTAAATAGCCCCTATACGGACGAAACCGTTATTAATAATCTAAGAGTAAGCGAAGTAAAAAAATACCAAAACGAGCTTAACACGCTATTAAATACGCCTAAAGAATTTTTGGATTGGGTATTAAAACATAGAATGACAGCAAGTAGGAGCAAGATGTGCCAAAGTAAATATTTAAACACGAAGCCTAAACGCAAATACAAAAAGAAAAAATATCAACAACCAACTTTATTTTAGGGGCAGAACGTGGGGAAATTAACCGACAAGATAAAAGAGCAAATAATAGCTGACTACAAAGCAGGGATAAGCCAAAACCAACTAGCAAAAAACTACAAGCTAAGTCCAGCAACTATTAATAAGCTATGCAAGAATATCCCTCAAGAAAATATCGAAATAGTGAATACTTTAGTGAATACTGCGATAGCGACGAATAGGGCATTAGAGGGGAAAAGCCAAATAGAAGTGAATAGTATAGAGCGAATAGTAGATGAAAAAACAAGGCATTTACTTTATTTTCAGAACGCAGCGCTTAGAAATCAAAAAATAGCCGATGAGATGCTAGAGATGAGTGATAAGATAGCAGATGTTGAAGCTCACAGCAGGATTACAGCAAGGAATAAAGAGACCATATTTGGCAAAGAGCCACAAACGATTATAAATAACACCAACGCACAGCAAACTGAAGTAACTGAAATTAGGCGAACGATAGTAAAGATTGATAAATGATAATTGATTTAAACACTGCCCCTATATTTGAGCCACTATTAGAAAACAAAAGATACAAAGGGGCTAAAGGCGGACGTGGTAGTGGGAAAAGCCACTTTTTTGCCGAGTGCATAATCGAAACAATGTTAATCAACCCAGACGCTCGCATAGTTTGTATAAGGGAAATACAACGATCGCTAAAATTTTCATCAAAAGCCCTAATAGAAAGCAAGATAAACAGCTTAGGGGTAAGTGAATATTTTGAGATAACACTAACCGAGATTAGGGCTAAAAGGGGCAATGGGTTAATAATTTTTCAAGGTATGCAAGACCATACAGCCGATAGTATAAAATCACTAGAGGGCTTTGATGTTGCGTGGGTGGAGGAAGCACAAAACCTAAGCAAGCGAAGCCTAGAGCTTTTGCGTCCGACTATACGCAAGGAAAACTCCGAGCTTTGGTTTAGCTGGAACCCCGAGAACGAAACCGACGCCGTGGATAGCTTTTTTAAACAAATGCAAGAGAATGGTGCGACTGATTTTATTTTAGTTACGGCAAATTTTAGCGATAACCCATTTTTGCCAACCGAACTATTTAACGAGCAGGAATATGACCGCAGGTATAATCCCAGCACTTATGAGCATATTTGGCTAGGGGGCTACAACACAAAGAGCGACGCACTTATTTTCAAGGGCAAATTTAGAGTAGAAAATTTTAGCACTGATGGGCTAGGAAATCCTTATCACGGCTTAGACTTCGGCTTTGCTAACGACCCAACGGCTGCGATAAGATGTTATATACACGACCGCAAACTTTATATAAGCCACGAAGCTGGAGCGGTAGGGTTAGAGCTTGATTATACGGCAGATTTTTTAAAAGAGCGTATCGAAAATATACATAAATATGTAATAAGAGCCGATAACGCACGCCCTGAAAGTATAAGCTATTTAAAAAGGCACGGATTAAGCATGATAACGCCAACAATAAAAGGCAAAGGTAGCATAGAGGACGGCATAGAGTTTATACGTAGTTTTGAAGCAATCATAATACACGAGCGCTGCGTAGAAACGGCACGAGAATTTAGACTATACAGCTACAAAACCGATCCACATAGCGGCGATATATTGCCACAAATACTAGATGAAAACAATCACTACATAGACGCATTACGTTACGCCTTAGAGCCACTAATAAAAAGCAAAACAACAATTTGGGGGCATATTACAAGCCGAAACTAACCCATAAAAACGCCTTATTATTAATCAAAAATAAAAGGCAGAATAATGGGGCAAAAAATAACCGATAGCTTAGAAAACCTAGTAACGAAAATGGGGCAAATGACGGCGAATAGAGATTATACGCCATTATTAGTCACAAACACACAGCTTCTAAACGCTTACAACAATGGTTGGATAGCTAAACGCTACATTAAAAAAACCATAGGCGATATGTTAAAAATGGGGCGCGAGATTGATTGGGGCGAAATAGACGAGGAGAGTAAAAAAGAGTTTTTTAACGCTTGTGACAAGCTAGAGATTGAGGGCGTTATTAAAGACCTGCTTTTTAATGTTTTGCTTTATGGCGAAGCGGCGATATTAGCCGTAACAGACGCAAGCGAGGAAACCTATCAACTTCCATTAATGCCAAATGAAACAATTAAACAATTTATCGTTTTTGGTAAGGGCGAATTTAAAGCAAGAAATGCAGAACACAAATTTAACCGACCTAGCCTTTATGATGTAAAGGGCGTTAAAACTCACGTTAGCCGTCTTTGTATAGTGCAAGGGGGCATTAAGAGCTATGGCATAAAGCAACGTGAAAGCATAAGTGATATAGCCACCGCCCTTGATGTGATAAAGATGTTTGACACTATCACGCTAAGCGTTAGCGATTTAATCGAGGAGTGCAAAATAGATGTATACAAAATGGATGGGTATAACGAGCAAATAGCAATAGGCAACGAGGGCGAGATACTAAAACGGCTAAGACTAATAAATGAAGCCAAAAGCTACACTAACGCAATAGCTATGGATATGAAAGACGACTACCTAACCAAAGAAAACAATTTAACGGGTATAGCCGAGCTTTGGAGTAAGAGTTGTATTGTGGTAGCTGGAGCATTAAACCGCCCTATTAGCATACTATTTGGTGAGGGAGCTGGTGGCTTTAGTAGTGGCGAAGAAGACAACCGAGCATATTATGAAACGATCAACGAACTACAAAACACACTATTGCGCCCAGTTTATGACTTCATCGATCCGTTTATCTTAGGTGAAACCCTAGAATACGATTTTTACAGCATAGACAGCCTAAATGACAAAGAAAAAGCTGAAATTTTAAACGTAAAAAGCACAGCGCTTGGTAATTTGCTAGATAAGGGTGTAATAACCGAAGCGATTATTTTAAAAGAGCTAAAAGACGAGGGCTTGATCAAGAATATAAGCCTAGAGGATATAAACGAAGCCGAGCTATTAGCCCAAAAGTTAGACGAGCCAGCCGATGAAACCGACCTTATCTGAACTATTTAACAAAAAACGAAATAAAGAGTTTAAGCCAGTGCAGCCTAGCAAGCGCGCAGAGGTTAAATATCGCAACGCTTTATTGCTATTAATAGCCTCTTTAAAAACGGCGCTATTAAAAAGGCTTAGAGCGTTTTTGTTGGGCAGCCCTAGCGACGCCGAAATAATAGAACACACAACCCAAATACTAGACGGACTACGAAAAGTTGACACACTAGACTATGCCAAAAAGCTAAGCCGTGGCGTGGTTAGCGCAGTAAATGAAACCAACAAAGAGCGACTAATTCAAAATATCCAAAAAGGCACTGACGTGGATTTAACTCCGCTTGTGGGGGATACTGCCGTAAAAACAAAATTGGATGAATACATAGCCAAAAACGTGAGCTTGATAACTTCGGTAAAAAATGACTACCTAAACGACGTGGAAAAAGCAATAAGAGAGAGCTATTTAAAAAATGGCAGGGCTGAAAATTTAGCCACGATCATACACGAACGCACGGGCGTAAGTAAAAGCAGGGCTAGGCTAATAGCTAGAGATCAGACGGCAAAAATTAACGCCGAGCTAGATCAAGAACGCATGCAAAATCTAGGCGTAAAGCTTTATATTTGGCAAACGGCGAAAGATGAAAGGGTAAGGCACACGCACGCAAATATGCAAGGCGTGCTATGTCGGTTTGATGATGATAGCGTGTATAGCAAAGACGGCGGCAAAACGTGGATAAAACGAGAGGCAGACAAGCCGAAATGCAAGCCTGGCGTTGATATACAATGTCGATGTTTTGCAAAAGCAATCATAGGGGTTTAAATGGATTTTAAGATAAACGATGACGGCTACATAATAACAAAAGCCAAAATGGCAAGTATTAAACCTATGGAATACCTAGGCGAGGAAATCGGACGCACAAGCGGCAAGGTATATAAAGTTTTTCGGGATGAAAAAGAAGTATTTAGCCCTGAAACAATAAAAAGCTTTGAGGGTAAGCCGCTAACGCTAACGCACCCAGACGACGACGTAACAGCTAAAAACTGGAAAGATACGGCGATAGGACATATTCAAAACGTGCGCCGTGAGGGGGATTTTTTGGTAGGTGATGCATATATAAATGACGAGATAGCGATCAAAATAATAAAAGAACAAGGAATAAAGGAGGTAAGTTGCGGATATGACAGCAAACTAATCGAGCGTGATGGGAAAATTTGGCAAACGAATATAAGGGGCAATCATTTGGCAGTAGTAGCCGAGGGGCGAGCTGGCAAAGATTGTAAATTAGGTGATAGCAAAAGGATAAAAATGAAATTCATAGATAAATTAAAAGGCGCTTTGATAGCAGCCAAAAAGTTTAAAGATAACGACGAAGTCGGTAAAGAGAAAGTAGAGGAAGCCAACGAGGCTAATAATGAGCTAGTTGATCTTTTAGAGCAAGCATTAAGCGGGGCTGAGGAAGTAAGCACAAAACTAGACGAAACAACAGCAGAGCTTGAAAAAACAAAAACTGAGCTAGCAGATGTAAAGGCCAAAAGCGTAAAAGACGATGACGGCACGGACGAGAACGCGCAAATTGCTGAGCTTAAGGCAAAGGTTGAGGCACTAGAAAAAGAAAACGCTGAGCTAAAGGCTGAAATCGAAAAACTAAAAGGCGAGGCAGAAACAACCGAAG